CGGATGTGTATAAGGGCCCGCTCCACCACCACCGGAACTAGAGATTTCTAAAGTAGTTCCCGTATCATTAATTGTAATGTTAGAACCAGCAGTTAGAACTCTGCCATTTGGTATAGAACCTGTTGAAGACACAAGTAAAAAAGAAGCATTAGAATCTGCTCCATTATCTGGAATAACAAGACTTCCAGTAACAAAGTCACTTATTTGGTTAAGAGTAACGTACTTAGTTGAATCAGCTGACCCAGAGTTGTCTATATCCATTGGAAGACGATAGTCTCCAGTGATTACACTAGCAGATGGAAGGGTCCAAATTGTTTTAATTGAAGGCATGGTTGTAAATAGTCTTTCTTATATTTTATTCTTGAGATCTTGTGTATTGTTCTTGAGTTACAAATGCAAAACCATCTTGTGTGCCAATCCAGTATTGTTCGTCTTGTGTATAGATACCACCAAGTTCTACAGGTGTTCCAACTGGATAGTTCTTTGTGTACTGGGACAGGTCAACATATGTTTGGTCAATACCAACGCACTCAATCCAACCAGAACCTTCTTCTGATGTGTCAATATCTTCTGTATAAGTTGATAGGTTTAGTTCAAATACAGAATAGGAAACCTGTCTTCCTGTATTTTTGTCAACTCTGTCAATTGTTCTAACGTCTGTTACAGTTGATATAGCAACAGATGCATCTGTATTTAGGGTTTGAAGGCTTGAGTTTTTGAATAGTCTAGTCTTGATTCTATCTGCTACAGCTTGAGAACCACTTGCAAGGTTTTGATTTCTTGATTCAACCTTGATTAAAACGTTAACCATTCTAACGCCATAGCGAACTTCTCTATAAACTGGTACTAGAACATCAGAGTAGTCCATTTGATATCTGGTTTCGTCTACTCCAAGTTTACGAACTGGTCCAAGAGACAAGTGTACCCATGTATCTGGAATGAACCCTTGTGGAAGTCCATCCCAATATACTGCTGCATTACCCAATCCAGAAATATCTTGAATAACAGATTGAAGTGTAGATTGAATTTCTTGCCATTTCATATAGGTAAATAGGTTTCTTTATTGGATTAAGCTGAGATATGTTGGTATTATGCTCTTGGGTTGGGTTGACCATCTTTGGTTTCAATGTATGCAGAGATTGCATCTACAAGACGACCAGTTTGAACTAGAGGTGTATTACCTTCTTTAGTTGGTGGTGATACTCTACCAGATAAAACATAATCTTTCATTGTCTCTTCAATATGTTCTTTTGCTTCTTCTAGACCCGCATTTACTATTTGTTGTACGTTTCTGTTTCCACGTTTGATCATGTACATCATTTTTCTATTGCCACGTTCATAGGCTTGCATTAAATTCTTTTCTGCTTCTCTAGCAGCTGGTACTATGAACTGTCTACGTGGAACTCCAAGACCAAACTCATGAATCAATCCAAGTTCTCCATTTGTTAGGTCAGAGCCTTCATGGATTTCATCTGCCTTTGAACCAACAATGCCAGCTCTGATACCTTGGATTGCTCTGGAGAACTGTTTGGTTACTTTCATTAAAACGATTGCACCGTTGTCTACTTTTCTAACTGTTGTTCTTGCCATGCGTTTTATCCATCTGTCTTTATTTTAGTTGAGTCAACTGTTCCCTTGGTATATGCAGTTCCAAATGCTGCTTGACCAGTTAAAGAACTGAGAGTTGTACTAATCTTAGTAAGTTCTGCGTTTACTTTACTTGCTAGGGCAGCAGCATCTGTAGAACCACCTACTTCAATTGTAGATGCAGTAATGGTTATGTTTGCAGTTCCAGAGTCTTTACCAAGAACCATGTCAGTTGATGAAACATCTTGGATTGTGTTTGTGTATTGACCAAAGTTACAAGGAATACATACAGCACCATTAAGTCCATGTGTTTGAGGAGTAGAAGGATCTCCTACATTACCTGTTGCTCTGTAGTGATTAATGTCTCTTTCACAAAAGATAACAAGAACTGGGTCATTCTCTTGAAGAGGAACTGAGATAAAGAAACTTCCTGCGCTGATAAACAGAACTGGAACACTAGGAAGTACTGGAATTGTTTCAACAACATCTGCATCTTCCGTTCCTCCAGTTGGAACCTGCCTAGTAATCATCAGTTCAATGTCTGCTACTTGCTTAGTTGCATCATAAGACTTGACACGACCTGGCAATGCAGTATGCAAATCTATCATGCGTGAGTCGATGATTCTTCTTATTGTCTCTCCTAGTGTGTTTATGGTTGTCATTGCAATCTAATATGCACTTTCTTTTTCTTTCAATATGCACTTTAATATCTGCTATGCATTTAGTCCAATTGAGTATGCAGTTTACGAACAATGAATAGGAATACTTCTAAAGGACATGAGCACATTGCATATATGTTCTGTTATGGTTTGGCTAAAGTAGATGCTACTCTGTATCCAGATGAAACTGCTTGTGCCATTGCATCACGTTCTTTTTTGTATAGACCTGTAGAACCATCGCCTAGTCTCATGTTCTCTGAGCCAGGAACCATTGCAAGTAAGTGAGCCCAAAGATAAAGAACTCCGTACTTGTATAGAGAACCCCATATATTTGAAGGAGTCTGTACAAGAGCAAGAGGAAGTCTTGACAATACAAGAGTATCGGATGCAGCAGCATATTCTGGAAACATACTTCTAAATTCTACTAGCCATTCTGCGTCAGTCATTGGTTTGGTTTACTTTCTGGTCTTGGTTTATTCTTTGAGCCCATATATCTCTGTTATTTATTATCACTTGTGGAGGTAGACACAAGTCTTGGTTTATTCTTTGAGCCCTTTGGTCTTCCACCTTTACGTCTTGGCTTCTTGGTTGGAGTTGGCTTTGATTCGCTCATAAGGTTATGCACCTGACTCTTTGTAGTTGTAGGTTCTTCTACAGTCGTTTCTACGGGCTCTACAGTGTCATTGGTACTAGGAGTCGTCTCAACAACAACAGTGGCTTCTAGGGTACTCTGAGAGTCTTCTAGAGCTGGTGTTGAACTGGGAGCTATCTCTGTAGTTTCTACAGGCATGTTGGATACCTTTTTAAGACTAGGAAATCTATTAACAACAGATGATAGTTGGTAACCTACTTCTCCTGGCTTGATTGAACCACCAAAGCAAGATTCAAAAGAGTTCTTTCCTTGATTGACTACTTCAACTACATGTTCCGTAGTTGGGTTCTTCTTTTGCATAACTGCATACCAGTGAGTTAGTTTTTTATTTGGAATTGCCATAATAGTAAATATGGTGCTCAAATAAAAGAAACACCTAAAGAAAAAGCCTGCTTGTTATGGCAGGCTTATCTAATTGTTTAGATGTTCTTCACTTTAGTCAGCTGATATCATGTCACGGACCATGGTGAACCAATAGGAATAGGTCTCTCCATCATATGAATCTGATATAAAGGTTGGGTCTGCAATAACATTGTCCAGAATATCAACAACCTTTTGTTTCATGTCATCTGTAACACCCTGTTCTGGATCCATTCTGTACGCAGGTCTAACTGTAATTTCAAATCTTCGTGCTGCGGTATAGATCACCAGTTCTTCTATGAACTCACTGACTGGAATCAACTGAATGAGATTGTTCTCCATACGCCATTTCCTGTTTGATTTAAATTTCATGTTGTCGTTCTGGTCTTAGTTGTCTTTGTCATTTGTTTTGTTCTTTCTATGGAAGTTGATATGTGTTCCATTTGGTGTATATAAGTATATAGCTATATTATCTTTTACAGCTTCCATCTAAAGAAAAAGGTATGAAACCATGAATTAGGTTTATTTGTTTTGAGATATAGTTCTAGTTGTTCTTGGGTCACTTAGATAGGTAGAACCAAGATTAACTTATGTCCTGTGTCTTTGACACAAACTTATATCCATTGTACTGTCCCGACTTAGTTCTATTTCCGTAGGATAGTCTTTGCATTAATGCATTACTTAGATTGTGCTCTAGGCAATACCTTTTTAGATTGATAATAGTTATTTCATTTCCCTGTGGATCTATGAATACCCACTTCATTGCTCTCTTTTGAGTTCTGCGATTAGCTTCACTAATCTTTCTTTTTGACTCTTCAGTGTGTTTCTTGCCATAGAAATGATTACCTTTACCACTGATTGACTTTATTCTTTCTTCTGTCCATACAGGTCTTTCTCCATTAAAAAGTTCTCTGTCTGGATTAGCTTCATAGAATGCTTTAGTAGCTGCAACTCTAGCTGCTTTTTGCTCTTCTGTTTCCTTGTGCTTTCTCATAGCTTCAGTAGATGTCATGGCAAACTCTGGGTTATCAATATAATATTGCTTTCTCTGTTTAGACCTAAGCAGCTTTTGTTCCTTTGTAAGTTTTACACCTTTTTTTGGATGAGGATGAGTCTTATAATATTCTTTTGTTTTAGCAGATAGAATCGCTTTAGTTTTCTCTGGAGAACTTGACCAAACTTTACGTTCTTTTTGAACTGATATCTTTTGAAAATTGAAGGTATCTTCCCATTGATCTAGTTTAATCAATCTGTTGATGTATTCCTGTTCTTTCAATAGACGTTCTTCTGTTGTACCTTCTGTAACTTCTAATACTTCAAATGTAAAATTGTCAGAGCCGTGTTTGTTGAAACTAGCTTGAAGATGCTTGTTGTGGTGAGTTCCTTTTTTAAGTGTGTTTAGGTGTTGTGTATATCTTCTTTTGAATTCTTTAGAAGAACCAATATAGACCTTTTGATTTACAAGGTTCTTTATTTGATAAATGCCGGACTTGTTTGAATGACCATGATAGATTGTTTTCATGTCTATAACTATAGCACTTAGGGGGCGGAATGTAAACTCTATTGAACTAAAAAGAACAACAAAAAAGCCTTCCGAAGAAGGCTTAGTGTTTTAGTTATTGGGAGAAGTTAGGGGGCGTAATTCATCCAAGGTCCATGTAGCGTACGGAAACTGGGCGATAGATTACGCTACCAGCTGTACGAGCGTGTCCGATGATCTTGAATGCAAGGTTGACAGCTTGTGGTGGTCTAAGCTCGAACTCAAGAGGAATAACAAGTCCAACGTTCTCTGGGCTACGTGAGTAACACACAAGACGGTCCTTTGCGGACTCTCCTGCGCCATCAAGAACGTTCCAAGAATCAATAAGAGTAATCTGTGGGTTAGCGTTCTTGAATGCTGAAAGAACTGTCTGCGGGTTCTGTGTGTCAACTAGCGTCTGACTTGCAAGCAAGAACTGAGCAAGTGGCATAAGAACCGTGTCAAACGTAACTGTTTCTTGTGCTGCTGTGATAGCATCTGCAACTAGCTTGTTAAGGTCTGCAAGCATAACCGTTGGGTTAGTTGTCCATACTGCGCCAGTTGAAGCAGAGATTTCTACGTTTGAGTTGTTGATGAAACCTTGGATGTTGTGTGCAGCATTACCTGTTGCAGCAATGTCATCAATTTCCGTTTCAACACGTCTACGAGCTGCTTGACCCTTACGTGCCTCAAGAGGAACTCCGGTGAAAGCTGCACGATACATGTCTTGAACACTGTATTCAAAAGCTGATGCAACTGGTACAATCTGGTGAACAAACTTCTCTGTTGAGATTTCAGAGCTTGGGATGTCATCTGCGTAGTTCGTTACAATCTTTGCTTTACCAACTTCATCGGTCTGTGCGTATGCATAGAACTCTGCACCTGGATCTACATCGGTGATGAGAGGAAGGAACTTACGAGCCTTTTGCTCTGCGTAAATAACATCAAATGTCTTTGCACGAAGTTGTTCAAGTTGCAATTCAAGCATTGCGGTTTCATTAGCATCAAGTCGTCTCTGACCTTCGTAAAGGTTGCTATTGATGTTTGCTACTAGCTTTGAGATAGTGGATCTGTTTTTCATAATTTTTTGTGTTCCTGTATTTTCTTTTATGTTAGAAATTTATGAGGCTATCAGACAGAACCTGACACCTTTGTTGCTGCGAATGCATCGAATTCAATTCGACCGATGCTACCAGAATCTACTGTGTCTGCCCAACGAGCAAACGTTAGAGTTTGGTAGTCTGCGCCAGTTGTAACTCCCCACTTGTCTAGGGTTGGTCCACCTGAACCGTAAGTTACGATTGCACCGTCTGTGACGTTCTCAGCTGCTACAGCGTAGAAAACACCCTTACGGATTGCGGTTACCTGGGAGTACTCGTTGAAAGAGTCTGGTGCGCGGCTTGACTCATACATGCAAACACCAACAACGGTTGCTGGGTTTAGTGAAGAGCTGATCTGAACTGCGGTTACCTGACCGTCAGAAGTTCCACGAACCAATAGCTTGCCTGGGGCAACTGCATTGGAAAGTGAACCAGAGATGACTCCAGATACGCGATATGAAGGAGCGCCTGGTTCTGCTAGTTGACCTGCGAAACCGATTGCTGGGCGGGATGATACTGATGTTTGAATTGCCATGATGATAAATAGTTCTTTCTTTTAGAAAATGTTTCGTTATTTTTTATTTGCAAGCATTTTTAGCATAATCGCGTGCTCTTGCTTGTGCCTGGTCTGCCATTGCTCTTGTTTCTGCTAGTCTTTGTGCAAGAGTAAGTTCGCGCTTTTTACCGTCAGATGTTGAACGAACTTCAAAAGTTGCAAGTCTTGAGTCGACTCTTACTTCTGATGCTTGACGAATCATAAGTACTGCGACTGCAACATCATAAGCACCTTGAATGTATGCATCTTCATATGAGTCTGTCTTTACTTCTTCTTCAGAGTCAGATGCCATGTCTTCTTCTGTCATATCTTCTGCGTCAGTCTTTTCAGCATCTGTTTCATCTAGTTCTGCGTCAGTTACTTCAACTTCTTCTTCGGAAGTCATTTCTTCTTCAACAGGAGCTTCTGGAAATTCAAATCCAGGAATTGCTTCAAGGATAACTGCTTTCTTTAGTTCCATTGCAGAAGTTGTGTCAATTCCAGAAGTGTCAATTCCAAATTTCTCTGCGGTTAGCTTGAGGTCTGACAGATATTGTGCTTCTGCCTTTGCTTGTTCAGTTGCTTGTTCTGCAACTACTTCAAGTTCATCAATCTTCTTCTGTGCTGCAAGGAACTTAGCTTCAAGAGCTTTGTACTCTGCTTCAAGAGTTGAGATTTGGCTTGACTTAGCAATGTAAGGTTTGCGGTTAGATGGTTTCATGATAATTTTTGATGCCTTTGTTGGTTCTGTTACAGGTGCTTCTAGTGAACTGCTAGTTGTAAATAGTATATCACTTGCATTTGTTTCTTCTATAATTTCATTTGATACACTAGAATCTGTTTTAATTGTTTCTTCTTGTGCAATTTCTAGTTGTTCATTTGCATCATTTGCATCTTTTGTTGTGCATATATGCACTTCTTCTACGTTTGAATGTGCAACTTTAGGTGTTGGTAGTTCATCTAGGCAGTCAAGTCTAATTGATACTTCTGGTCCTGAACGTCCCCAACCTTGTGGTCCAATTGCAATATGGTTATATTGAATGTTACGTTGGATTGCATCATATTCTAGGTTGCCCCAGAGACCTGATGTCATTTCAACATCACAGATATATCCAGGTGAGATTTCTGTTAGTTCTTTATTGAGAACTGCTAGGACTAGTTCAGAGTCTTGAATAACAAGAGTTGAAAGAAGTAGCTGTGAGTCTTCGCTTGGTTCTGATGAACCCTCTGCTACATGTCCTCTTGAGTGCATGTGATAGTTGTCAGAGTTTACCATTTCATCTGGATGCATAAGAGTTACAGTTGCAGAGTTAAGTGTGGATACAGACTTCTCTGAGAAGATCTCTTCTGGTAGATGCAGTTCTCTTCTAATAGAGCCGTCGGTATTTCTATATTCAAGAATGCCAGCTCTGCATACAGCAGCCTTTACTCTGATTCCACCCTGTGGAGTTGTTTCAATGGATTGGATTTCTCCACCTTGATAGTTGAAACGATTTGCTTTTGTTAGAGTTGTCATAGAAGTAAATATTATTCTGTTGGAGATTCCACTGAATTTGTTGATAATACGTTTGAATTTGGTTCAACAGTAGTAACATTGACAGTGTCGAGTTCTGGATCTGATGGCTTTACAAACCTTGTGTTTCTTATTTCTTGTGGAGTTACTACTCCCATTGAAATATAAAGTTGGTCTGTATTTGCTTGTTTGTTACGTAGGTCTGCAAGTTCAAGGTCAGATAGACTCCATAGTTGTGGGAACTCAATATCTAGGTCAGACACATCTGCGTTGATAGAACGTGCAATAGTCTTTAGGTACTTCATAAGAAGTGGTCTAGCTGTCTGTTCGCGGGCTACATCAATTACTCCGTACCAGTTGCTTAGGTCAGAGTCTCCTGTGGCATTTAGACCACCTGGTGAGATTCCCATGAGCCTTGTGAGAGGCATACGAGCTGCTGCTGCTACTCTTGTGTTGGCTTGTTCTAGGACTGGAGACAAAGCAGAGATGTTAGCTGCACCTACAACTGAGAAGTCTTCGGTGTCTGCATCTACAATAACTGAACGTGCAATAGAGCGTGCAAGGTCTACAAGTTCCATTCTTGTAAGAAGTTGATCTCCTTGTCCTTTTGAGATCATGTCATTCAAGCCTTTAATCTTGTATACACCTTGAGACATGTCATTCACAGCATAGTTTGCGTTTCTCCACATTCCATTGTAGTCGGTGATTATGTCATAAACACTTTGAAGTACAGAAGCATCCCAACCATTGTTCATGTTTTTAAAGTTGTTAGGAGTTGGTGCTCCACCAAACATTAGAAGACGTGACTCGTGAACAATCTTTCCATAAGAAAGAATGTCATCGGTTGAACTTGGACCTCGTTGCATTCCCTGATGAAAGGTTCTTGGTTGAATTTTATAGGTCTTTGGCATTCCGAAGTTTACAGATGCTGGGTCTGAGTAGTATGAATATGGTTGCATCTCTGCACGTTCAAGAACCATTGTGTATAAGATTCTACCATGAGTTGCAGAGTTTAGTGGCAATGACTGGTCTGGGTCTTGTACTCCCATAAAGATTGCTCCACCTCCATAGAGACGTCCCCAACGCCATGCTTCTACGAACTTAGTAATTCCACCAAAGTGTTCAAATGCCTTGGTAAGTCTTTCGGACTCTTTACCATGAATGATAATATTCTTTGAAAGTGCATCTTCTGGAATTGAGTCTACAATGACTGCACACATAGGATCACCCATATATAGCCATTCAAGTTCCTGAATAGTTAGAGGAACTACAGGTTGAATAGCAAAGCCTACAGACTTGTCTCTAGAGCCACCTAGACCTGTTGTTGCATTGAGCCAGGAGTCTTGCTTTCTCTGAGCTTCTAGTTGTGGGTTTGATTCAGTTACCATTGAAGTCTCTTGTCTGTTCATAACCGTTTTGAAATTATCGTTTGCCATGGTATATAAGTAGTTCCTTTATTTTCTATTAGGTTCGTCTTTGTTGTTATGAATTGCTTGTTGGTTCTGTGGAAGTTGCTTGAGACTTTAGGATAAGTGCATGAAGGTCTTTCTTTTCCTGTAGACTTAGACTTGTTGTGTCTAGGAGCATTGCGTTCATTGAAACGTTAGAGGTTGACTCTCCAGCTAGTAATCTATCTGCTTTGAATGATGCATCTAAGAAAGCCAGTGCTTCTTTAGGAGATACTGTAAGTAGGAAGTTGGGGTCAGATAATAATCTATTGATAACTCTCTTACCTACTTCTCTTACGTCGTTCCACATCTTTGTGTGTTCTTCTGCTAAAGAGATACCTTGATCAATGTAGGACTCTACACAGGCTTTAGTTACTAGAGTGTCTAGGTGGTTCTTCCATGGCTGTGCTCTTCTTGTGAACCTTACCATTCTGTTTGAGACTTGATTTTCTGATAAGTTCCATCTCTTTCCTAAAAGTTTTGGAGTTCTTTCTAGTTCTGGGACCATACAGAAGTCTATTAGTCTTTTGTATTCTAGTTCTGGTTCACCTTCTTCTCTACTTACGAAGTCTGTTGGTACTAGAACGTTGTTTCTCTTTATTTGATTGAGTACCTTGTTACTTGGTGCAGTCTTATTCTTTGAACCTGGTGGTCTACCAGCTTTTCTCTTATTAGGTTTGGAATCATCTTTTGTCATATGTTCATTTACTCCTACAATTCTAAGTATGCAGAATATAAACAATATGTAATAATTCATATTCACTTCAATAAAAAATAAAGCCCTATATGCACGTATGCAATATAGAGCCTTAGTTGAATATGCAATGTTATGATAGTTGAATATGCAGTGTTGTTAGTGTACAGTTGCATAGTTCTATCTATGCATTTTAGAGTCATCTATCTATGCAATGTTATTTGACCATTGTTATGCACTTAGTGTACAGTTGCATAGTCAGATATGCACTCTTGTTGTAGTTCTTGTTGCAATGCTGCATACCAAACAAGATATGGTCTATCAAACTTGTCATACTTTGTTTCTGGTCTTACTAGACCTTTGTCATATAGACCTACAATGATTACGTCGAATTTATCTTTATTCTTGTTGAGTGCATTGTCAGTGTCTCTGTCTGGGCAGAAGCAGTTTGCATATACAAAGTTGGATAGTCCCTTGCTGGCTGGAGTACCTGAACGCTTTACAATTAGGTCATAGACATGTCTTTGATTCTTGCCCATTACGTTTCTTGGGTCACCTTTGACATATGATGGTTTGGTAACCAGGTCTTCATCGTTTACTGAGGCTAGGAACCACCTAGAACGAACAAACTTTCTTGTTGCGTGCTCGTATACCTTTTTGACCTTCTTGGCTTCTAGGAGGTTATAGAGAATCTTGTTGACCTTCTGATGGTTTACTGGAGCCTTTGTTGTCTTTGAGTTTAGTTTTTTGTTTGACTGTAGAACCTCTAATATTTGATATGTTGTTACTCCCTCTTTCTCCCCAAGAGATGAGATTGAATGTAATATCTCTTTTTCTATTAGGTTGTTTCTCTTCTGATTGGCTGTTAGATGTGGTTTCTTTGTTGTTGTTTTCTTCTTCATTGTCATTGTCTTGGTTACTTTCTGTAGTGGTTTGTTCTTGTTGAGTTACTGTGATTACAGACTTTACTTCTGTGTGGTCTGAATAAGTTATTTTGATTGGGATTGACTTTATTACTGATGTGTCAAAGCCTTCTTGTTGAAGGACTTCAATGTAAACATCTTTCATAATCTGTTTGAGGGTTTCAACATGTTGTTCTTCAACACGGAATGAGTCATGGACTGGAATGCATACAATGTTCTGTTGTGCAAGTCTGTTGAGGATTTCAAGAGACATGTTGCCGTCTGTGTGCATTAGATTGATGAGAGTGTCATCGGAGAAGTCCTCTGACTTGTAGAAGAGGTGAGAGATTGGTTCATGTTTCTCTGTTAGAGCTTCTAGTCTCTTTACAATGCCTTCATATCCATATTCATTGTTCTTTGAATCTGCATTGGTTAGTAGGTCATAACATGCTGTGTGGAAACTAGAACCAGACTCAAGTCGCATCCAGGCATCTTTCATTACATCTCTTGAGTATCTTGATACTGAATATGCATCTGTTGTTGGTGGAGTTAGTCCAGCTTTGATATAAAGAATATTGGGGTGAAAACAAGAGAAGTCAATTTCTACAGTCTTGTTATTGTTTATTGTGATTGAGTTTCTTACTGAATGTGGAAGGCTTTGATATGAGTTGTAGTTTCTTGTGTAGCCATACTTCTCTGTGTAGAGTTTGATGAATGCACATAAGTTCTCTGTATTGATGTTTCCAGTTTCTCCTGTATAAGAAATAACTGACTTGTCTGCGAGGTTGTTGACTAGATTCATAACCTTCTTAGCATTAGTTAGTTCTGCAAGTTTATATCTGTTGTCTGTGAATCCCAATTTGTTCTTTAGGATATTTTTATATTCTTGTTCTGTAACTGTAGACTTGTTCTTGTTTGTCTTGTCAACAAAGATAACCTTTTCATCTGAGTTATTTGAAAAGAGATATTCAACAGCTTCGTTTGAGTCGCACTTCATTCTGTTGACATTTTGAATATTCAAAACAAGAAACTGTAGTTTAGGTGTGACTCCATAACAGGTCATCTTTGATTCTTTTCTATTATCAGACTTGAAACCCTTTTGAATAACTGTAAGGTAATCTTCTTGTACTAGGTGATCAAAGAGAGAAATCCATACTATGGAAGGAACTGAGTTTTTATCACGAGAAGCAAAGATGTGGTCTGCATTGAACTTTACAACACATCCAAACAATGAAGCGATGATGTGGTCTACTGTAGCTCTAACTGCAACTGTAGAAGTGCATACTGCATCATACTTTGGATATGCAATTTGCATTAAGACTTCTCTGCGGAGTTGTTCTGTAGTGAACACAACAGAAGAAGACTTGAGTTTCATTAGCTCTTCAAAGGTCTTGTTCTTCATTGAAGAAGATTTGAGTCCTCTTGAAGGGTCAGAAGGATTGGATTGGGTCCAGATGGACACTCTAGATGGCTTTGTTGTAGAAACAAAGAACTCTCTAAGCTTGGTTGGCTTGTTAATCATAACTATAAGTATGCACTAACTGTGGTATTTTGTTTGTAAATCATATTATTTGTTGATGTTTCTGTTGTTATTTTCTGTACTGTGAACGTTGGTGTTGGTTGATGTTTCATCTCTTAACTATATCAGACATCTATTCTAGTTTAAAGACTTCACTTACGTTTCGTTTCACTACACTTCCGTTCTGTCTTCTGGTTGCACAGTGAATAGTCATTAGTTGATTTGTTGTTATTGACGTTGTTGTTCATTGACAACTGTCTGTCTACTGTTGATACATCACATACACATTACTACTCTATATAAAAAGAGAGAGAGAGAAGGAGAACAGAGACCTATTAGCAGGCACTATTTGAGTTATCTATCTACATACAAACATATTAATGTTTCTGATATGTGAATCTGTGATTATAACACTACAAACAAGTAACATCTATATAATTCAATAAAGAATAGACTAGTAAACAAGATATAAAAACAACATGTCACCAACAAAAAAGAATATAATCTAATACATAAACAAGCTATGCTACATACTTACTAGTAACCTCTCATAAAGATCAAGGTTGGCAAAAAAATTAATCATAACTGGACCCAGGTTGAACAACTTCTTCCTGGGTTCTTTTTTATTCTCTTTAGAATATATTCTTTGAGTGTTATACTTATAGTTTGTAAGGCTTAGTCCTTGCCACTATCGCTGACTGCATGTGGTTTTTTTCCTCTTCACTTGTTTTGTTTTCACGTCAGCGATAGTCCTTTTCGAAACTCCTACTTGGTTCACTCCTTGTAGGAGTTTTCTTTTATGCACTTCTTATTTGGAGTTTTTCTTTTGTGCTTTTCTTACTTGGAGTTTCTTTTGTTATAAGCCCTACAAGGCTCTGTGTGCCAAGGATGACTCCTAGTGTCTGTTAGCTGAATGAAAGCCTTGTAGACCCCTTCTAGCCCCGTCTAGCCCGCTTCAAAGACCTTAGTCTTGTTGTATGAATACCTAACACTAGTCCAAGGGGACCTTGGATTGCCTTTAGGCAACCCGCAGAGCGGGCTAGGCATACCAAAATAAATCGTACAAACAGTGTCGTTTTATTATGCAATTACATTTGGTATGCATACTTATAAACATGCACATGAGGATGATGCATACTATAAAGGAACCACAACATGACTACAACAGAACTTATTCAAATCAATCCACAAGTCCCAACTGGAACAAATAAGAGAAATCTAATGAACAGTGAACTAGATGCATGGGGCTCTTCTTCTAGTGAAGAAGAAGTAGATACCACTCAAGCTAGACTAGATGCAATAGATGCAATGTTCTCTGACTTTGAAGAAGAAGAAGAAGTGCATACGAACAACAACATTGCAAAACAAGGTGCTACAAACTGCATAGTAGAAACAGATAATGCATACTCAGATGACACCAAAATGCATAACAAGACAGATGAAGACACTAACATTGCATATTCAGCTCCACAAGATTGCATAATAGAAACAGATGTTGCATATTCAGATGACACTAAAAGTGCATATGACTTCTCTGACCTTGAACTTACCTCTCTTGCACAACCACCAACAGACTTCTTTGCACTTGAAGATGACTTCTCTCGTTATGACACTGAGTCATATGCACATATGGCAGAAGATGAAACAGAAGAAGAGATGGCTGCAAGAGTTCTAAGAGCCTTTCAAGACATTGAAGACCAAGAGAAGAAAGACCAAAAGTTAGACAGCAATCAACAGCAACAAGATATTCCACAGTGCTCAAATAGCTTTATAGCAAATAAGCCATGTGCTACAATCTCAGTCACGGAAGAGAACAATACAACTACAACCAATACGACCAACACAACTTCAACTACAACGAATCCAGAAACAAAGGAAACCACAGTGACTACAACAATTTCAACAACAACTACAACAGTTTGCACAAGAACGACCACAACTACTTCAACTTCACAACCAGAGGAAACTCAAGAAGAACTTGAGTTGAATCATGCCAAGATTCATGAAGCCAAGGTAAAAGATTTGCATCCAGCAAACTTTGTTGACAATGTATCCGTTGCAGATAACAACACAACTCTGTTTGTATCTAAGAGTGCAAAGAGGAAGAGAGAACCAAACAAAAGAAAAGGTTCATTGCAGTCAGCAATTGTAGATGCAGTAGTTGCATCTGGTGACACTGGACTAAATGTAGAAGAGTATCTAGAGAACCACTACAGAGACTTCAAACCAGAAGCAGACATTACAAGCACTCCAGTAAGAGCATATGTTTCTAAGCACATGAGTCTTTACTATAAAAAGGGACTGTTGTCTAGAGAACCAGAAGGTAAGGCATTTAGGTACTTTGCACTAGATAAAAAAGCTACGACTTTCGAAGATAGACTAAGTCAAGGTCTTGATGGACTACAACAAGCAACCAAAGGCACAGATATAACTCTGTAAGACACCACAAGGTAATATAGGAACACCTAAAGCATAAAAAGTACCTACGAGCCTCTAGAGATAGCCTACAAGACACCTAAAATGAAAAGGGAGCCTGGTGTAGCTCCCTTTCTTGTGTGGCTTCTAAAGCCAAATAGATATTATGTGGTGGAGGATATGGAACTCGAATCCATTTTTCTGCCTTGCAAGGGCAGGGTAATGCCATTATACTAATCCCCCAATATGTTATTTAGAAGATTCAGGCTCTTCTACAGACTCATTCATAGAAATCTCTATTGTCTTTCCAGTTGCATCTTGCTTAGAAGTAAAACGCCTGGAAAAATACAAACCTAGCTGAGGAGTTAGGTAAGACATAGCCATCACAGCATCAAAAGGTGGAACATTAAATCCAAAAGAAGATAGAAATACCCATCCAGCAAACCAAAGAGTTACAAGCGTAAAAGAAACTACAACCATAGTAAGACTAACAGATGGCTTACCTTCATCGTTTTTTAAAAACATTCTCATGATACTTCTAAATATAGTCAACCAGAAAGAATAA